AATATGTCAATAGACATGCTGAAGTTATATGTGTACCTAGCGTAGGGGAGACAAACATACAAGTTGGAGATATTGTGATAGTACATCATAATGTTTTTAGAAGATGGAACGATATTAGAGGAGTGGAAAAAGATAGTAAGTCATATTATAAAGATGATATGTATTTTGTTTTTCCTGATCAAATATTTTTATATAAACATAATGATGTTTGGAAAGCAAACGATACGTTTTGTTTTGTAAAACCTTTAGAGTCTACATCAACTGACATCTTCAATGATGACAAAGAAGAACCTTTAATAGGTATTTTAAAGTATGGTGATAAGTATTTAACTGAAGCTGGATTAAAGTCTGGTGATTTGATAGGGTTTAAACCTAACACTGAATATGAGTTCATTATAGATGAACAAAAATTATATAGAATATTTAGTAATTCAATCACAATTAAATATGAACATCAAGGAAAGGAAAAAGAATATAATCCAAGCTGGGTATAAAGCTGTAGAAGAATTAGTTAAAGTAGCTAAAGAAGCTATTGTAGATTCAGATGATGATATATCAGCTGATAGACTTAAAAACGCAGCAGCTACAAAAAAGCTAGCTATATTTGATGCTTTTGAAATACTTAACCGTATAGAAGATGAGCAAAACATGTTAGAAGGTAAGGTTAAAGAAGATAATAAACCTAAAGCTTTTAGTGGTTTTGCAGAAAAAAGATCTAGGTAATGTACGAGCAAAGTTTATATAAGGTTGTAGAACCTATTAAAATAAACACTATAAAAAGGCTTAATAAGAAAAAAGCCTGGGATTACGGCTACAACAAAGAACATGATGTAGTTGTTATAAGTAGAGACGGAACTATTGGCGATGTGTATAGCATACAAGATTTAAAAATAGCTCTACCTAAAACACCGAAAAATATCCACAAGTTTGACAATGATAAGTGGGAAGTAACAGAATACCCAAAAGAATTACAACGCGTAAGCACTATATTTGATTGGAAAAATTTACCTAGTGATTTTAAAAGTAAATATATAGATTACATAGAGGCTGAGTTTAGTAGAAGAGATGATGGTTTTTGGTTTATTAATAAAGGTAAACCTACTTATATAACCGGAACACACTATATGTACTTACAATGGAGTAAGATAGATGTTGGTAAGCCTGATTTTAGAGAAGCTAATAGGTTGTTCTATTTGTTTTGGGAAGCTTGTAAAGCTGATAAAAGATGCTACGGTATGTGTTATTTAAAAAACCGTAGATCTGGTTTTTCTTTTATGGCATCAGGAGAGGTTGTTAATCAAGCAACGTTAGCTAGTGATTCAAGGTTTGGTATATTATCAAAGACTGGTCCAGATGCTAAGAAAATGTTTACAGACAAAGTTGTACCTATATCAGTTAACTATCCTTTCTTTTTTAAACCGATTCAAGATGGTATGGATCGACCTAAAACAGAATTAGCATATAGAGTACCAGCTAGTAAACTTACAAGAAGAAGTATAACTTCTGACAACAAAGAAGAGCTAGAAGGATTAGATACTACTATTGATTGGAAAAATACAGGTGATAACAGTTATGATGGTGAAAAACTTAAACTGCTAGTACATGATGAAAGTGGTAAATGGGAAAGACCTAACAATATATTAAATAACTGGAGAGTTACAAAAACAACACTACGATTAGGTAGTAGAATTATCGGTAAGTGTATGATGGGTTCAACATCAAACGCTTTAGATAAAGGTGGTGACAACTTCAAAAAACTATATAAAAACTCTGATGTTACAAAACGAAACAGAAATGGACAAACAAGTTCAGGTCTCTATTCTTTGTTCATACCTATGGAATGGAACTACGAAGGATTCATTGATTCTTATGGACTACCTGTATTCGACACGCCAGAAACAGAGATTGAAGGTCCTCACGGAGATTTTATAGATATAGGTGTTATAAGTCACTGGCAAAACGAAGCAGATGGTTTAAAAAATGATGGAGATGCTTTAAATGAATTTTATAGACAATTTCCTCGTTCAGAAGAGCATGCTTTTAGAGATGAAACAAAGAATAGTATATTTAACCTAGCTAAAATATACGAGCAAATAGATTATAACGAGGAGTTTGCCTCTGATTATATTTCAACTGGTAACTTTCAGTGGATAAACGGAGTTAAAGATACAAAGGTAATGTTTTATCCAGATGTTAAGGGTAGATTTAAAGTTTCATGGGTACCTAAGCAACAATTACAAAATAATGTAATAATTAAAAATGGTATTAAATATCCAGGTAATGAACACCTGGGTGCTTTTGGCTGTGACAGTTATGATATATCAGGAACAGTAGATGGTAAAGGATCTAAAGGTGCTTTACACGGTTTAACAAAGTTTAGTATGGAAGATTGTCCTCCTAATCAGTTTTTTTTAGAGTACGTAGCTAGACCACAGACCGCTGATATATTCTTTGAGGACGTTCTAATGGCTTTAATATTCTACGGGATGCCTATACTAGCAGAGAATAATAAACCTCGTCTATTGTACTATATGAGAAGGCGTGGATATAGAGGTTTTAGTATGAATAGGCCTGACAAAACATGGAATAAATTATCTGTTGCAGAAAAAGAAATAGGTGGTATACCAAATTCAAGTGAAGATATAAAACAAGCTCACGCTGCGGCTATAGAAATGTACATACAAGATCATGTTAGAGACAGAGGTAATATGTATTTTACAGAAACATTACAAGACTGGTCTAAGTTTGATATAAATAATAGAACAAAATTTGATGCTGCTATTAGTAGTGGCTTAGCTATAATGGGTTGTAATAGACATTTATATACTCCTAACGCTACAAAACATAAAAAGAAACTAAATTTAAAAATTTCAAGGTACGAAAACAAAGGTACTTTGTCTAAGTTAATAAAACAATAATATGGCTGAATCAATAACGAAACAATATTTTCCAAGTCAAGTCGCTCCTGATATAGAGAAAGTGAGCCAAGAGTATGGATTAAAAGTAGCAAAAGCTATTGAGAGTGAATGGTTTGTTAGAGATGGCGTGACTTATAGGTTTGCTAACAATCAAGATAGCTTCCATAAACTTAGGATGTATGCTAGAGGAGAGCAGTCTGTGCAAAAATATAAAGATGAATTATCTATAAATGGTGATATGTCTTATTTAAATTTAGACTGGAAGCCAGTACCTATAATACCTAAGTTTGTAGATATTGTTGTTAATGGTATTGCCGAAAGAATATATGATGTTAAAGCTTACTCTCAAGATCCTTATGGTGTAGACAAGAGAACTAAGTATATGGAGGGTTTATTAATAGACATGCAAAATGTTGAGTTTGATAAACAAGTGCAACAGTTTTATGGGCAAAGTATATTACAAACACCTGTAAATGAAATACCTGAAAACAAAGAAGAGCTAGAACTACACATGCAGCTTAATTACAAGCAAGCTGTAGAAATAGCGGAAGAGCAAGCTATAAACACTTTATTAACTGGTAATAAATATGATTTAATAAAGAAAAGATTTTACTACGACCTAGCTGTTCTAGGTATTGGTGCTGTTAAAACAGGCTTTAATACATCACAAGGTGTTACAATAGATTATGTAGATCCTGCTAATTTAGTTTGGTCTTACACTAGTGATCCTTATTTTGATGATATATATTACGTAGGTGAAGTAAAAGTAATACCTATAAACGAACTAGCAAAACAGTTTCCAGAGCTTACACAGCAAGACCTAGAAGAAATAAGCGGTCAAAGCATGAGAAAAGCTGGGTACTATAATGCTCATCACGAGCATGATGAAATAGATAAAAATCAAATACAAATATTGTATTTTAATTATAAAACTTATTCAAAAGAAGTTTACAAAGTAAAAGACACAGCAACAGGTGGTAGTAAGGTTATTGTAAAAGACGATTCTTTCAACCCTATTATTGATGCTGAATTAGAAGCTAGATTTGGTAAGTTAGAAAAACAAATAGAGGTCTTATATGAAGGAGCTCTTATATTAGGTACTGATAAGTTACTTAAATGGGAGCTAGCTAAAAACATGATGAGATCTAAGAGTGATTATACTAAAGTTAAAATGAACTATAATATAGTTGCTCCAAGAATGTATAAGGGTAAAATAGAATCTTTAGTAGGCCGTATCACTGGTTTTGCTGATATGATTCAATTGACACACTTAAAACTCCAACAAGTCCTTTCGCGAATGGTACCTGACGGCATATTTATGGATGCTGATGGCCTTGCAGAAATAGACCTTGGTAACGGCACGAACTACAACCCGCAAGAAGCATTAAACATGTTCTTCCAGACTGGTAGTATAATCGGTAGATCCTTAACTATGGATGGAGATCCAAACCCAGGAAAGGTGCCTATTCAAGAAATACAGAGTGGTAACGGCGGTGGCAAGCTACAAAGTTTAATACAGACGTACAATTATTATCTGCAGATGATAAGAGATGTGACCGGATTAAATGAGGCAAGGGATGCTAGCACACCAGACGCGAAGGCTTTAGTTGGAATACAAAAAATAGCAGCAGCTAATAGTAACACAGCAACAAGACATATACTTAAAGCTGGTTTATTTTTATCAGCTGAAGTTTGTGAGGCATTATCTTTGAGAATATCAGATATTATAGAGTACTCACCAACAAGAGATGCTTTCATACAATCAATAGGCGCGCACAATGTTGCTACACTTGAGGAAATGTCTGAGTTACATTTATATGACTTTGGTATATTTTTAGAGCTAGAACCTGATGAAGAAGAAAAGCAACTACTAGAAAACAATATACAAATGGCGTTAACTCAACAAAGTATAGAGTTAGAAGACGCTATTGATCTTAGAGTGATTAAAAACGTTAAGTTAGCTAATCAGTTATTAAAAATACGTAGAAAAAAGAAACAAGAAAGAGATCAAGAACTACAACAAAGAAATATAGAAGCTCAAGCTAAAGCTAATGGTGAAGCAC